AACCTCCTGCACGTGGTACGACGATAGGCACATCAACCAAGAGCGGTATATCTACCCACGTCTCATCACCGTCTGCAAGCATTTTTTCTCGCAGCGCTGGTTGCACAGTAACAGTCTGAGCGGCCGCGTCAAAGCTTTGGATAATACCAGGCATGCACACGCGCGTCTTGATTGCAGCGGCACGAGCATCCAATTCTCCCTGCCGTTCGACGTTCGGCGTGCGCAAATTCAAATCAATCATAAAATCACACTCCGTTTGGATTTTGCGAATTGTTGGCCATGAGGGCAGGCAGAACGCCCTTACCATAACGAGAAACAGCCGTACAGGACGTATACCAATCATTACCCATCGTATCACCAGTATGCGTCAGCTCGATTACCTGATAGATCCACTCTTCATCAAGCGGCATCTGCGCCTGCCCTGGAGTAACCTGTGCTTCCGCAATCTCGCTGTTTTTTAATTGCACCAAAGACCACATATGCACAGCGGGATTCAGCAGCAGCTTAAAATTTGCGCCATACTGCGTCTGCGTCGGCATACCGACAAGACCGGTAGTAGGCGTTTGCACGATGGCTTCATCCTTGGCAGCGTCGGCAAGCTTAATCATGTTCAGCTTGCCATCATTCACCCAATAGCTGGCCCCGTTGCCGCGGGCGATATCGGATATATAATCTTTAGGCTCGCCAAAAATAACCTTACCCCGCGGCAGCTTTTGCCCGGACAGCCCCTGCGTGATACTATTCGTAGGAATTTTTGTTTTTGACTTTTCACAGACCGCATCCAAAATCTGACGTTGGTTTACGCCCTTGTTTAAGGTTTTTGCAATAAAATTTTTAGCAAGGACATTAGCTCCGTCTACGCATAGGAGCGACAGCACGTAGTCCGTATTATTCTCCTTACGTCGGGACGGATAAATAATTTTTCCGTCGAAAATAACGCCATACTGTTTCTCTTGGGTATTACCTTCGGAGTCTTTGATTTCTTGTATCGTCCCATCTGCACCAGCAGTCAGATAGCCTTCATAACCGGCCTCAATGATGATACGGTCGCCTTCCTTAAGGATTTTCTGTTCGGTTGCTGCAGTAAGATTGTAAATTTCCACGGTAGCATAGTTGTTTATTTCCCGCGACTTTTTGACAGTAAACTTCACATGCAGGTCAGACACGTTCAAGGCCTCTTTGTCCTGAGCATCAACTACGAGGATTTTCCATTTGCGCATCCACAGATAACTGCTCATGAGCCATCACCCCACAAAAGCACCCAGGCTGAGCCTAGTGTCTCATTATCCGGTTGCTCCTGCGTAGTAGGACCAACAGCCACGATTTGAGCGCTGCCAATATTCAGGTAAGCGTACTGACCTAACAAATCAATGCCAGGCACCAGCGGCATGCCTGTAATCAACTCTTCGCCTGTGCTATTGTCGCAGACATCAGCCACCCACAGCTCGTACAAATCATAATAGCGCAGCTTCAGCAGGATGTTGATGTTACGCTCGCCATCCAGCGTCAGCTTAAAAGTCTTCTGGTCGAAAGGCGTGGTAGTCAATGGTATTTCATAATAGCTCATTACCACTTCACCTCCAGATCTGTGCCCTTTTCTACTTTGCGCAAAATCGTACTGTTGTCGCCTTTAGGCTGCACTTCCTGCGATTTGCGCTGTGCACCTGTAGTCCACTGACGCGCGGAAACCTTTTCGGTTCCAACATTAACCACCAGCACCTGCACAAGATTCACAGTAGCTTTGAGCGCGCATAGCGTCGACACATCGTCGCTCACATCAATGCTCTCAATAAGCATATTCGGATACGTGTTCAGGCGCGTAACAACATCCATAGGTATACGCAGTTCCTGCAGCTTGCAGAGCATACGGTAAGCCTGCACAGATTTATATACGCCTGCACCCTCATACACAAAACCATACCTGTAACCCATAGCATCAGACACACCTACCTGCATACTGATGCGGACAGGATTTACAAAAGCATGGTCACTGATATTTGCACCAGTCTGTACAGGGTGCTGCGTAACAGTAAGACTATGCTCAGTATCAACGCTAAACACAGCATCGAAGAAGAAGCCACCGATATTTGTCTTAACCATCAGAGTCTGCTGAATGCCTAGACCGCTCTCCCATTTAGACGGAACATAAGCATTGCTCTGGTCAAACAAATTCTTCGGATTTCCTGAAGCAATGCTTTTGCCGACAGCAAACACCTTTGACACAAGTGAGCCTGCAGCATACAATCCGCTCAGCGTATTCACTGTACCTGTACTCACTCCTGTGCTTTTGAGCACCCCCGGAAGTTCCTTTTGCAAAGAGATTTTGGGTAAATCAATCATACAAACACCGTCCCTCCGTTATGCGCTGCCAGACGCTGGGCAAAATCTTCCATTGTTCCTTCCACAGCCTTAGCCACGCCCTGAGGATCACTTACGTTCCCACAATTAACCACAATACCGCCAACATTTACAACTCCACCGTTATAATTTGCCGTACTGTTCGCCATTGGCATAAGACCGGCAGTACCACCAGCGGCAAAACCTGCAGCATAGCTCGTAGGCGATACAAGGCTGTCATATGAACTGCCAGCACCTCCGTGAGATGCATCAGCAGAAGTTTGTTTATTGGCAGACTGCATAGCTTCATAGGCAGCACGAGCATTAGCTTGACGTTGAGCATAATTAGCAGATGCAGGATCAGGGATTTCATATTCGTCCGTCATGATCTGCCCGGCTATCTCCGGCAATTCAGCGCTTTGCATTTTAGCATAAGTATCAGCGTAGGACGTGCGCATTTCTTCTGCCAAAAATTCAATCTGCGTGTCAAGGTCAGTCCACTTTTTACCACGCGCAGCAGCAAAACGCTTAAGAGCATCTAAGCGTTCATTGTGCCATTGAGCCAAACCACCGGATGTGCCATTATCACCGATAGCATCCGTGCGCAAACCAGATTCCTGGACAAGGTTGCCTACAACACCAGCGGCAGCAGAAGCAGTAAAGCCCATCGACATAAGCTTTTGCTGGATATATTTAGAGCGCTCGCCTGTTGCATTTTCATCAGCGGCCGCATTGATGAATTCCTCACGCGCTCCCTTAAAATCGCCCTGCATAGCCTTACCCAAAGCACGCATAAGATGTCCCATACTATTGGTCAGCGTGAGCACCTTATCTACAACTTTACCAACGGCAGTCAGAAAGAAGTCCCAGAATTTCTTCACAACAGGATACTTCTTGCCAAAAATACTCTCGACAATCGTAGCCAGGCCTTCTGCCATTTCGGCAACGCCCTTAGCAATGGTAGCGACAGTCTTTTTGAGCTTTTCCTGCCGTTCTTCCGTAAAAACTTTTTCAAACAGCTCCGTAAGCTTCTCAAGGATAAAAGCAATGCCTTCCTTAAGCTTTTCAATAAGACGACGCAGCGGATTATTCTCATCCGTAAGCCATTTCCAGAGCGGTTTCAAAGTATTGCTGCTCTCGCGTCCCTCAAGATAACCAAAGAAGTCCTCCAGCATGATGAGGGCAGTGCCGATGGCCATCATCATCAGGCCAAACGGCCCTGCCATGATGGCAGCACCAACAACAGCAAACACAGCTACTAAAGCCTTTGTTTTACTTGGCAGCGCGTCAATAAAATTATAAATGCCTTCAAATAGCCATTTTAGAGCCTTAACCAGCGACATGGCTACACGCACCACACTCGCCAACACGCTGGCTACCTTACGCGCCAGTGCAGGCAAGCTTTTGCCAAATTTAGCATTGAGCCAGCGGATAAACTCCTGAAACTCTTTGATGTAGGGCTGCAGCTCTTTGATAAGGTAATAGACCACCCATTCCTTAAACATTTTTAATTTGAGCTGCAGACTTTGCACGTCATAACCAATCTCACGGATCCAGGCTAACTGTCCGTCAGCATCTGCAGGAGTAGACAGCTCTGCCATCTCCTGACGCAGACGGAAAAACTGCTCACGCAGCTCCGGCACCCACGCCACATCTTCCTGCGACGCGCCCATGGTTTTCAGGACCACACTCAAGGTTTTAGCTGTGTCTTTTGTCACCCACATTGACTGCGCCAGCTTTTGGTATTCCAAATCTGCGCTGGCAACAGCCTTAATGTTATCAATGACAGCTTCCGTAACTTTAGCAAGGCCTACAAAAATACCGCCATATTTAAGGATAGAGCCTAATTTCCCGAGCATACCGGATAGATTATTGATAGCTTTCGCAGCTCCGGCAAAAGCGTCCTTGTCGACTTCTGCACCGATGCGGACAAGATATTCTTCTAATATATTGCTCATCAGCCTACTCCTTTCTCATGGCTTCCTGCATCCGCCGTGCGTTTTCTGCCTTGACCGCCAACAGTTCGTGAGCGTCCAGCAAATCATCAAAATCATACGTGCCATCACTCAGCTCGTGCTGCCGCCAAAGCCCTGCAGCAACAGGAGCAAAAGCGAAAGCATCAAGCGTCGGATAACTCATCGGCTCGTAGGTTTGCCCGTCAATTCTGCCGGGAGATTCAACCCGGCTGCGGCGAAAAAACCTCCGACGTTAAAAATCAGCGCATGAACAGTCAGCTGGATAACTCCGGCAGCATCATACTTCAGAGCCTCATCAACAAAATCTCCCTTAGCCGTCAGGACAGGTTCAGGCAACTGCTGGCCATTACCGTTATCAATCAAACGATTAACAGTGCGCAGCAGCAGGGATTGCAGCTCATCAAAATCCTTACGTGGCATACCCATGAGAGCAGCAGCCATCTCGGCTGCTTTACCGCCAGACGGCGCCAGCACGCCCGCAACCTTAAAAGCAACATAGCTGCCTGTGCGAGCATCCATTTTAGTGAGCTGATAGGATTTACCAGCCACCTCAACAATTTGAGTCTTTTGTTTAAGCATAGCATCCTCCTAAATTAAATCGGCAGATTAGTAATCTCAGCACACATCAGCGTCCAAGACACACGCTGGCCTTGGCTCTGGTACGGAGTATCCGGCTCTTTTTGGGGAGAGATACCGGAAATAATATGGCGTGTACCTGTCGCGGTATTACGCAGCGTCATGCTGGTGCTGGCCCATTCACTTGTCGGCAGTTGCCACAGCGCGTTAAACCAGGCGCTCAGCCATTTATGGATAGCAGAGGTCTGTTGACATTCAATGGTTACGGTGCCATTATTGCCCGCAATCTTAGATACCATTACAGAGCCATCTGCAGCAATATCATGAGCAGTGCGGTCGGTGGCTTTAGCAACAGTTACAGAACCAACGCCAGTACCATCAAACAGGTAAGAGCCAAACGTCGGATGATTAATAGAGCCAGCCAGATCAGCAAAACTGTAAGTAGTTAATTCCATTCAGATAGCCTCCTTAGCGGTTAACATTAACCTGGATGGTAATAAATTCAATTGAACCAGCCAGTTTGCAGCAGACATAAATCGGTGGAGCCTTGCGTTTGTCACGGTCAGCCTGAGACTGCTCGTCAAGAGGCTCGCTCTGCACCAGATAGCCATCAGGTAGGTAATCACCTGTCTGCAGATTCAGGCACTCGGCACCGTTCCACTTGCCCGGAGCGATAAAGCCTAACTTTACATATTTACGGCAAGCATCATTGATAACATTAATAATGCTGGTAACGCCAGCTTCAGTCTGCGGCAATTTGCGGCGCTGATACAGCAGGTCCATGACATTAAGAGTAATGTCATTACGCAGCATATCAAGATACAGCACTTCATCAAAGCTCGTGCCATCAGCCATATAGCCCTGCTGCAAAACATCGTATTCCTCGCCACGGGTAATATATACATTACCGTTATGGCCTGTAGATTCAGAGCTACCACACACATGGGTTACCTGAGATTCAGACAGGTCATCTGTTTTTACGCCGGGCAGAGTTTTATACGCCAGCGTAAACGCATCACCGGCAAGACCACGGTTAGCGCCCATCGCGTAGCCCATAGTAGCTGCAACAGCATCGGGAGTATCCGTGTCACCACAATACTGACCAAAGCTGCGACGGTAGTTTTTATCCTGCAAAGCCTTAAAAATGCTCTTCGCATCACCAGATGCATCAAGTACACTTTCATCAGCAGTAGTATACATATACACGCTGTCAGGCACAGCGTTCTCGCACCATGCAGCACAATCTTTGATATCCACGTCTTTAGCACCCAGATAAGTAAATGGCCACCACTGAGAGTTAGCAGCACGGCAAGCCTCCAGCGTAGCAGTTAAGTTCTCGTCTGCTACCAGCTTTACGCCCACCGCCAGCTTGCGAGGGCTGGTCGTAGCAGCAAAATAAAGCTGAGCAGCCTTATATTCTGCAGACGTTTCCACAAACCCGTCAGTCAGCATTTGAGCAGCGCTTGTATAAATACGTACCCTTTCATTCGCCGGAATAACCTCAGACTTGCCAATAATCAGGCCAAGGTTAAAGCCCTTGCGAGCAGCAGCCTTAGCAGACAGGTTGATAACCACGTCGACAATCGGAGATAAGTCCAATTTATAAGCCAACTAAATCACCCTTTCTTAATAATAATTTCACCTGGCTCAAGGATAACATCACTCGTACCAGGCTCGTTTGCTTTAATCGTAACGTTGACTTCTTCAATTGCTTTCACGATAGATTCAACGCTGATCAGTACATTAAAATATAAAGTCAAATCGGCGCGCTTCCACCAACGCCCCTGAAATAATTCAGGCGCATATTGGATGGAATCCTTGCCGGGAATAATATAAATTTTTTGTTTTTTGAGCTTCGGTCGGCCAAGCAGCAGCTCAAGGCGTAGCTTAAGCAGCGATTCATAGCAGGCAGGACCGTAAGAATTCAGGCGTAGCTGGATGGTACGTGTGCTTGCACTCTCACGCAAAAAATCACGTCCTTCAGACTGCCAACGCTCATCAATCGGCTGCATGATGTCCTCGGCCGCCTCGGTACACTGCATAAAGACCACGTTGTCTGTAAGCTTCCAGTCGGGGCCTCCGTCCGTTGGCCAGGAGCGGCGTACAGGCGGCGGTATTGTCTTAGCATCATGCCCGAGGATGTCCATCAGCTCCGCCCACATTAAAGATTCAAATTCAGCAATATTTTTAACCAACTCCATCACCGTCCAATCGCGTCCCGATAGAGCGGTAAAATCCATAATCAATATCAGGCGTAACAGTGAGGATTTTGTAGCGTGCTCCGCGCCATTCCAGCTCATCGCTGATAGCTTCGCCATTGGTCGCGTGCAGCTCCACGTTCGTCAAAAATTTCATTGCCCCGGTGACGCGGTCACCTTCAGGCAATAACTGCAAATCTTTAGGCTGGGCAACGGTGACAATCGCTGCCACCTGCAGCACAATAGGATTGTCTGCATCCCGACCATAAGCTCCATCGTGCCAGCTCGCAGCGTAGCGTTTGACAGTAATGCGCTGGCAGCCTAAACGCTTGCTGCGCACCACTCTGCCAATATTAACCACGTCAATCACTCCTTACCACATAAACAATAGCCTTACGCAAGGCACCGGTATCAATCAGCGGATTAGTTTTGCCGCCCTTGCCTTTGGTCTTTTTATCTATGGTTTTCGGGGAGTTGGGCGGCCAGCCATTCTCGGCATCCGTAAACCATTTGCGGCAGATGTTCTGCGCCAACAGGCCTGTGCGTTTAATAAAAGCATCAGCCCTGCTTCCATCGCCAGTCATAGCAGCCTTTACAGCCTTAGCGTATTCTTCTGCAATTTCGCGATGGTGCTTGGCGATAGCCGGTTCAATCACAGGACGTGGCGGAGCGTGCCATAGCGGCGAACCGTGTGTTTGGACATACAACTGATAAGCCAGGCTGTACTCCATGCCCTGATCCATATAGCCCTGCATTTCCTCACGCATGGACTTGCGCCGGATGCCATGCGTATGGATGTACAGCAGGCTCGCATTATTGATAGGCTCATCGCCACGAGAAGTTTTCTCCTGTGGGATACCAACGTAGAGCTTATTAACACGGTTCAAAGCTTGTACTCTGTCCATAAGCCCCTGTAGGCCGCCGCTGACCGTTCTATGGGAAGTTTTTACGCTCACCATACATACATGCCTCCCTTGCCCACA